GTTAGTGTTGTCCTGTCTGATGGATCGGTTGAATCAAGAACTATATCTGACATGACAGGAGCAGTCTTAACAGTAAGTCCTGCTTTTTCTTTAGCACCTCCTGCAAATGCTCCTTATCTAATATCAAGTACGACACTAAAAACTCAATTATTTAGAGTTATTCAAGTAGAAGAACAAGATGATATTAATTATGTAGTTACAGCTTTATCTTATGTAGAAGATAAATATAATTTTATTGAAAATGGTACTGCTTTACCTGAGAGAAAAATATCTCTTTTAAATGCACCTGTATCTTCTCCAAGTAATTTAACAGTTTCAGAGCAGATTGTTGTTATTAATAGCATTGCTAGAAGTAAAATTATTGTCAGTTGGCGAGCAGTAGCAGGTGTCTCTCAGTATCAAGTAAATTATAAATTAGAAAATGGCAACTTTGTATCGCAGGTTGTATTCAGCACTGATTTTGAACTATTAGATACAAAGAAAGGTACTTATGAAATTCAAGTATTTTCATATAATGCTGGTTTAAGATTATCTACTATTCCAACAACTACAACATTTACTGCCAAAGGAAAAGCAGAACTTCCAGAAAACATTTCTGGATTATCTATTGAAAGTATAAATGAGAATCTTGTAAGACTGAAATTTAATCAAGCAAGGGCTTTAGATGTATTGCATGGTGGTCGAGTTTATATAAGGCATACAAACCAAACAGGTTCATCTGCAAAATTTCAAGCTGCTCAAGATGTTATAGAAGCAGTAGCTGGTAATGCTACTGAAGCAATTGTCCCTGCTTTACCTGGTACTTACTTACTTAAATTTCAAGATGATGGAAATAGATTTAGTGCTGATCCAACTACTGTAGAACTTTCTCTTGTTGATATACTTGAATCTATTGTTGTAAAAACAGATAGAGAAGATAACGATACCCCTCCGTTTAATAATGGAACAAGTAGTTTATTTAATAACACTCAATATGATGCAACTAAGGGTGGTTTAATACTTGCAAATCCATCAGCGGTAGCGACAGGTACATATAGTCAAACAGACAGCAGAACAATAATTTGTACAATTAACTCTCATGGTTTTTCTGTAGGAGAAAAAATACAATTCACTTTCACTACTCATAACACCGATGCTGGCAGTCAACCTGGTCTTAGCTTTGAGAGTAAATTATCAGATGGTGAATTTACTGTCTTAGGGATAACTAATACTGATGTATTTACAGTTCTAGCCACTGAACGTGATACAAACTCTGGTAATTTATCCGTAAAAAAAGGTTTTAGAGGTACTTATGATTTTGCAACTACTTTAGATTTGGGAGGTGTATTTTCTATTAATTTTAAAAGACATTTTCAAGGTGCTGGTTATTATCCTTCAAATTTGTTTGATAATAGAACAGGTTTAGTAAATGATTGGCCTGATTGGGATGGAGATGCTGCTGAAAGTACAAATGCTAGTTTGTCAGTGCGAACTTCTACGGATATGAGTTCTTATACAGATTTTAATGTTTTTACAAATGGAACATTTAAAGGAAGAGGTTTTCAGTTTCAAGTAAGATTAGAAACTAGCGACCCTGCACAAAATATGTTGTTACAACAATTAGGTTATACAGCAACGATGCCATTAAGAACTGAACAATCGGCTGTAATTTTTTCTGATTCAGCAGGAGATGGAACTGGAAGTGCTGGAGCAAAAACAGTTACGTTTGCAGCACCTTTCTTTGTTGGTACGTCTAGTATCACAGGTATTCCAAAACCTTCTGTTAACATTTCCCCTCAGAACATGGCAACAGGAGATTTTTATGAGCTAGATGATAATAATATTACTGGAACTCAATTTATAATTCATTTTAAAAACTCAAGTGGTGCTAGTATAATTAGAAAGTTTACCTACAGTGCTGTTGGTTTCGGCAAAGGAGGGTAGAATGGAGCCAAAAAGTAATTTGTTATGAGTCTTTCAGTTTCAAATTTTATTATTCAAAATGCTTCTGGTCAGACTGTAAGAGAAGATATAGAAGATTGTCTTTTAGCTTTACAAGGACAAAGTGCCGAGTCAAATGACGGTCTTATGTCTAGTACTAAGTGTGTAAAAGGAATGACTTTCCTAAATACCACTACAAATGTTTTTAAGATAAGAAATAGTAATAATGATGGTTTTACTGACATAGGAAGTATTGACTCACCTAATTTAGGCTTACTATCTAAAGAAGGTGGGACTATGACAGGAGTTTTGCAAATAGATGACGCTACAAGTCCAGCAGCTCCTGCCTTGACTTTTGCTGGAAATACTGCTTTAGGTTTATTTGCAAAAGCAACTAACGTCTTAGGTTTTTCTGCTAATGGTGAAGAACAAGTATTTATAGATGCAAGTAGTTTAACAATAAGTTCAAATGCTAGTAATCAAAAGGAGTTAAGGTTTTTAGAACCAATAAATAGTTCAACAAATGGCAATGTACAATACGTTGGATTTAAAGCACCTGATACTATTACTGCAAACGTTGTTTGGAAATTGCCTAATGCTGATGCCACTGTTGATGGCTATGCTCTTGTATCCGACACCAATGGTAATTTACGTTGGGATGTAGCTGGAGCAGGTGCTCAAGGTGGTGGTACTGATAATATTTTTTGGGAGAATGACCAAACTGTTACACAAAATTACACAATTACAAATGGTAAAAACGCAGGAAGTTTTGGTCCTATAGAAATTCAAAGCGGAGTCACCGTTACAGTTGGTTCTGGAGAAACATGGACTGTAGTATAAAAGTGTATATAATAGATTTATGAGCCAACTTAAAGTCAATTCAATCGTTCCTGTCGGTGGGCTGCCAAGTGGTGCAACTGGTGGAGGAATTATTCAATGTGTTCAAACAGTAAGAACAGATGTACAAAGTACAACTAGTACATCTTTTAGTGATTTATTAACTCTTTCAATAACTCCAAGTCAAAACTCCAGCAAAATTTTTTTGATGTACAAAGTTCCTATGAGTACAGATATTAACGGTTATTCAGGCACGCTTCGTTTAGTTAGAGGTTCTACTGCAATTTATATAGGTGATACTTTTAACAGTAATACTAGAGCTTCAAGTCAGGCAGTAGGTACAACAAGTAATGGTAGTTATAGACAATATGATTTAAATGGAGTTTTTATAGATTCGCCCTCAACAACTTCAGCAACTACTTATAAAGTTCAATTTAAAAATGATTATAGTGGATATGCTGTTTTTGTTGGTAGAACCCACGTTGGAGATACTACTACTCCTTATGCAACATTACCTCATAATTTAATTGCTATGGAGGTGTCAGCATGAACTTAGATCACGAAGCAATTTACAAAGCATACGCTGGAACGGTAGTTTCTATTAATGATTCGGCTGGTGCTTTTGACGCAAGCGGTAATTCTGTAACTTTGGTTCAATCTGATATAGACGCTGCAAGAGTTACGCTAGATGCTGAAGCTGCTGCTGTTAAATATCAAACAGATAGAACAACTGATGGTTCTACAACTTACGCATCCTTAGGAGATCAACTTGATATGTTGTATAAGGATATAGTTGCAGGTAAACTAGATACAACTGGCACGTGGGCAACCCACATAAAAGCCGTTAAAGACGCAAATCCAAAACCATGAGTACATTAGCAGTCGGCACAATTAAAAGCATTTCATCTGCTGCACCAGTATTTCAAAATACAAGTGGAACAGAAAAAGGACAGCTTGCAAAAGCATGGGTAAATTTTAATGGTACTGGAACAGTAGCAATAAGAGATAGTTTTAATGTCAGTAGTATTACAGATAGTGGAACTGGTATATATGGTGTGAACATACAAAATGCAATGGCAAATGCAAACTACAACGTTTGTGTCACTGATGCACATGAATCACAAGTTTATTTGTTGATGGGTTGTGTAAGAGCCAGAAGTCAAGTAACTATTACAACTACTTTTTTTCAAGTTGACTGGTTAACATTTAACCAAGGGAATTTTCATGATAACGGAGAATGTAATGTTGCTGTTTTTGGAGATTAATTATGTCAACACTTAAAGTCAACACAATACAAAACACCTCTTCTGCTCACAGTTCAACCCCAGAGGAAATTGCACAGGGAAGAGCAAAAAAGTGGATAGTTTTTAATGGTTACGATACAGGAAATATTTTAGATTCTTTTGACATTAGCTCAATTACTGACAATGGAACTGGAGACTATACTATAAATTTTACAACAGCTTTTTCTAGTGTTAATTATGTTTTCACAGGAGCAGTAAACAACAGAGACAACTCTGGAAATGAAGCTTCTGGTTCAACAAGAGGACCTTCTGGGATACATCAGTCATATCATTCTTTTGGAACAACAACTGCTTTTAGAGTAGAGGTAAGGTATGGAGCAAGAGAAAATAGTAATGGAGGAGCGATGGATGTTACCAGAGTTTACTGTGCATTTTTTGGCGATTAAAACCAATTAAGATATACTAAAAGAAAAAACTTTATGGCTAATTCAGACAAAAGATTTATCTATGCTAATGATGACGGTGGTATTTCTATTGTTATTCCAGCAGATAACACAGACTTAACATTAGATCAAATCAAAGATAAAGATTGCCCTAGTGGTAAGACAGTTTATACTGTTGATAAGTCTGCAATTCCTACAGACAGGAGTTTCAGAAATGCTTGGACTTATACGGAGTAAATTATGGGATTTGGTGTAGACATGGCGAAAGCCAGAGAAATTCACAAAACAAAAATAAGAGAAGCAAGA